TATATTCATAATGCTAATTCAGATATGGCAAAAAGACCAAGATATTATATGCCAGATAAAGGCGATTACTTTAAATACTGGACATCTTATAGAACTGAAAATGGTTCTGAGTACGGTGTTGCAAATAAAACCTTAAATGGCCAATACTTCATTGAGGATACAGCACCATTTGTTGTTTATAAAAATAAAATTCCAGTAAATAGAGTTGTAGTAAAAATGCAAACACATATTGGCTCTGTTGACCTTGGTCCATTTTCAACATCTTCTAAATCATTCTCAGACCCATTCTATGGTGATGCAAATAAAAAGACACCAGTTAAATGGAAGATTCAAGCACTTAAAAATAATAACTGGGTTGACATAAAGAAATTTGATGCAAGCACAAGAAGAAAAAATGGTACATCAATAATTGGTTCAGATGGATACGTAGAACTAGCATATGGATTAATCGTTCCAGATAAATATCAAGATACATTTATTAGAGCAGAAGAACATGCTACAACATCAACTTTACCAGAAACATCAATAAATGGTTATGCATATTTAGTTAAAGAAAATGAAGATTCTTTAGGCACGTATCATATTTGGGTATCAGATAAGTATGAGACCTTTGTTCCAACATATGGCTGGTATGTAAGTGAAGAAACAGTAGATAGATTAACTAACTTTGTTACAGATACAACATCTCCAATTCAGTACTCAAATGCATCTGATGGTTTGCCAATGTATAGAGAGTTTGATTATATTAATGGCTTAAGAATTGTTGTTGATACAATGACAAGGGCTGACTCAACTTTTGATCTAATTGAACTATCACCAAGATTAGTTGTAGATTTATCAGGAAAGACAGTTGATTTTTCAATAACAAAAACGGCATCTGATTTAGGATCTTCTGGCCTTCCAGTTGGTCAATTGCTTGCATCAAATGGAACCCTAAAACTATTTGACTACGATCAAGCATTTAATCCAAATAATAACAACAGTATTATTAAAAACTATATAACTAAAAATATACAAGTTAAGTTTTATGAAATAATTATGAATGTAAATGGGTATGATTATTTTGTTCCAATTAAGACAATGTATACAGAAGGTTTTCCAGAGTCAAACAATGAAACAAGACAAGTTTCTTTAAAATTAAGAGATCTATTCTTTTACCTAGAATCAATCAATGCCCCACAACTGCTAGTTACAAATGTATCTCTTAGTTATGCAGTCTCAACACTTTTAGATTCAATTGGTTTTACCAACTATTCATTTAAAAGAGTAGATGGTGAAGTTGATCAGATTATTCCATACTTCTTTATTCCGCCAGACACTAGCGTTGCTGAACTATTAAATCAATTAGCGATATCAACACAGACAGCAATGTTCTTTGATGAATATAATAATTTTGTAATGATGAGTAAAAATTACATTCTTCCAAAAGAGTCAGAAAGAGAAACTGATTTTGAATTTTATGGTACCAAAGATTTTATTGAAGAAGGTGCAATTAATAACAAAACTACCAATGAAAAACTTGCAAACATAATTTCTATTAACTCTCAAAATAATGAAATTTTTAATGATGGAAGTATTAACTATAAGACAAGATATATTCAAAAAACATATGGATCAATTAGGCAAGCAAGCATTATTGATCAGGAAAAAACATGGATATACAAACCAGTATTATTGTGGGAAGTTGCTGGGGACGATAATACAAAGTCTATTAATGATCAAGCAAATAAGCAGTCTAGTTATGTTTTGGGTGCTATACCACTTAACTCTGATTTATCCGATACAGTTCCAAGCGTTTCTAATAATATAATGATTAATAATACAATGGATTTAGGAGAGGGCATTTATTGGCTTTCAAGATACAATGGATATTTTTATGCAAATGGAGAAATCATAAAATATGATGCAGTTCAGTATAGTGTCAGCGGTATTGGCAATGTATGGATTACAAGTGTAACTGATTATCAAAACTATTTTTCCAAACTAAGTCATAATGGAAAGATCTATCCAACAGGATTGGTGAGAATTTATTCATATCCAAATTATCAAACTATAAATGGAATCACTAAATTAAAAAATGGAGAAGTAGCAAAGCACGGTAGAGGTCAGTTTGGCACAAGTGTTCTAAAGCACAATGCTGGCTTAAATTCATACTGGTCCGATAATGCAAATGTTCGTGGCTGCTCAATGAAGTCTGATTATTTGTTTAGTCTTGCAAGTAAAACTGAAGCAGATGCAAAGATTGCACTTTTAACATTAGACAATCTTGCAGCAGGAGTTAGCAATGATTTGGCAACTCAATCCACTAGATCAGGAATTATGAAAAATTTCTTGTCTCAATATTATGGCACAGAAAAAGATTTTAATAAACTTAAAACAACCCAAACTGGAACAATCCAGTCGTCTGCATTTATTTTAAATGGTCCATCTTTTACAACTACTCAAAAAGGCATTGACTTTATTTCGTATGTACATAAACCATTGACAGACTCATTTAAACATTTTGGTACAAGAATGAGAATTGTTGGTAAAATTGAAAATAACCAGAACCGTGGTCAGACTCCAATTGGTAGTGATACATACTTTGTGGTAACTGGTAATTCTCCAGATCAAAATATTAATATTAGTGCTGGTTCTGGCGGATTAGCCGTTATGCTAAATCCAACAACAAATGTTGGATACTATTTTGAAATTTTAGCACTAACAGAAAATAACATCAGTAGTTATAATAAATCTGCTGAAAATCTTCACAATGTAATCTTTTATAAGATAAAGCGTGACTCTGCCACATCCGATGCTATACCAGTTAAACTTTGGGGTGGTCTTGCAAGCATAACAGTTGACGATGGAAAGTTTACTGGTCAATACAGAATGGTTGGCGAGCAAAATCCAACGGTATATGATTTAGCAGTTGAGTATAGAAATATTGGAAACAGTAGAAGGTTCTACTTATACATAAACAACAAACTTGTTGCAACTGTTGACGATACTTCTCCTTTGCCAGTATATAACAATATGGCTATGTTTGTAAGAGGATCTGCAAGATGTATGTTTGAAAATATCTACGCATTAACAAATAATTATAGTCAAAATACAACCTTTGCTCTTGATACACCAGTTATGTCAGCGATTAATGATTCTGAGATAGATGCAAATGAATCATTCAGAAAATATGCAATGAGTGGTATTGTTCAATCAACCTATTTATCTGGTATTAATCCGTCTCAGCCACCACAATATAATATGTACTTTGAAGAATTTGGTACCATTATGAGAGAAGCAGCATACTTTAATATTCGTTATGACAAAGCCTATCCAGCATTATATGCAAAACTGTCTCCAACATTTAATAAGATTAAGGGGTATACAGTATCTGGATTTAGAGCAGGATCTTATGGAGCAGAATTTTTAATATTCAATGCAACAGATACCGCACTAAGCCTAGATGAGACAACTGGCAATTACTTAAGAATTCAAGGTATAACTTTTACACAAGAGTCACAACACCAATTGACAATGGATGAGTATTTTAATAAAAATAGTGATTTTTCAAATCCTCAACTAAGCGGATCAACACTATTAAAATCTCCTATAAAGTATGATAATGATTATCAAGATATTAAAGTAAGCAGAATTACCTATGGTAAAAAAGATTTTTCATTAGAAACACCATACATACAAACACAAGATGACGCAAACAGGCTAATGGAGTGGATTGTCAATAAAGTTGTTAAGCCAAGAAAATCTGTTAGTCTTAAGGTTTTTGCAACACCAACAGTTCAACTAGGAGATGTTGTCACTATTGACTATAAGGATAAAGACTCAGTAAATCAAATATCATCATCTAACTCTAGGTTTGTAGTATATAATATAGAGTATGCTAAAAGTTCTGGAGGGCCAGATATGACTGTTTATCTGAGCGAAATTTAATATGGCAAGTGCAATACCACTTACACCAGATACTACTGCATCTAACGCAGATACAGGGGTACTTGCTGCAACCACCAACCTTATAATTACAAGTTATGATGAAACACCTTTAGAGGTAATGACTGATCTTATATTTGAAGATATAGGTGGTCAAGAAATTATTAATATATCCAGAACTGACATTGTTAATGGTCAGGATATTATTTATCAACCAATTAAAAATTTGGCAAGCATTAACTATCAGTATAATCCGCAAAATATTTTGGCCCTACAAGATACATCTGAGAACTATTTTAAAAAATTTCCAATTAATGCAGCAAACAAAGTTCCAACCACTGGAACAGGAGAAAATGGATCAACAGTTTACATCGATGAGGCTACGGGAAATCTAGTTATTGAACTAGTAAATGTAGAGGATGATGAGCAAGTAGAAGTTCAAATACTAAGAAATGGAAAATTTTTTAATGATACAATATATGAGGTGCAATAATGATTACTAATACTGGAAAAAATATTTTAGCCAAATATCTACTTGGTCAGGCTTCTGCCTATGCCTCGTATATTGCTATTGGCTGCGGTTCAAGGCCTTTAAACTCTGACGCAGTTCTTGGCGATTATTCAACTAAAGAAAGACTTGATTTTGAGATGTTCCGTGTACCGATTACTTCAAGAGGTTATGTGAGCGAAGATGGAATTACAAAAATTGTTTTAACTGCAGAATTGCCAAGTGAAGAAAGATATGAGATTAGCGAAGTTGGTATTTTTTCTGCGGGATCTAATACTGCTGCAGGTGCCTATGATAGTAAATCTATTTATGCTTTTACACAAGATGAAAATTGGGAACACCACGATGCCCAGGGTGCATATCAAATTCCAGTAAAGTATACACCACTAGACAATGATTCAAATAATATAATTAGTGATGTTATGGCTACAAGAGAAGGATCTCAAGTTGTTGCAAAAGTTTTTCAAACAAACGCAGATAACAGAATTTTTACAGATCAAGGAAGAGTTTTAAGATATGAAAGATGTAGATTTTTAAATAATACAATTATGCTTAAGGGAAATTCTTCCACGCTAACTATTGATGGATCTGGAAATTTAGTAATAGGAGATAACTCAGAGCATATACATTTGACTGGTGCAATACTAGACTTTAATAAAAACTCACCTACTGATGAAATTAAACTATCTTTTGCGGTAGTTAATAAAGATGGAGAATCAACAAGTGTTCCAGACAATGTTAGAATAATGGTAGAGTTTTCTTCTTCTGATTCGCTTGTCGGTCAATTTGCAAGATTTCAGGTAAATATTAATAATGGAACTAGAATAGATCAGCATAATTTTGCTACAAATAGATATGTTGTAGCAACAAAACAACTACAAGAATTATATAAGAGTGCTGGCTTTACATGGAGTCAGGTTGATGTTGTTAAGATTTATGCATGTGTCACAGACAATGGCAGCCCAACAGATAACTTTTATATTGCCTTAGATGCTTTAAAACTTGAAAATACAAGTTCGTCAAACCCACTTTATGGAATGACTGGATATTCTGTTATTAAAAATAAAGATGCAGCAACTATTGTAAAATCTGCAAACACAACAAACTATATTGAATTTAGGTTTGCCTTGGATGTTCAATAATGGCACAAGAAAACTCTAGAGTAAAAAAGGTTATTATATCAAAATCTTCATTACCAGAAATATCTGGTGTTGGACAAGACTATGTGGTTAGATACAGAATTGTCAGTGATGATAAAAATAGATATTCTTATTGGTCACAAAAATATAGAGTCGCTATACCAAATACAACTACTGTACCTTTTTCTGTGACTAAATCTGGTTCAACTATAACAGCAGTTTGGACACCAGATAATACTATAAAGTCTGAGTTTGATATTTATATTAAGTGGGATAATGAAGAGTGGAAATATGTTACAACTGTATATTCAACAATCTATGCTAGTGTAATTAAGAATGGTGCCACAAAGGTAAAAGTTGCAGCACAAATACCAACTTTTCCAAAAGAAAGATTTAGTTCTGCTACACTTTTTGAATCCAACCAGATTGACTTAGTGGTATAATTATATAACCATGGCAAAATTACCTTTACCTGAAAGAGGGCAACCACTAGATGTTGCTTATATTTATCAATTAGCAAATACTGTTAATGATTTATCATCACAAATATCTCCAGCAACATATAAATATGTAACAGTAGATACCCCTGGTGTTGGAAAGCAAAGCGTTAAGGCTTCCGAGGCTAGAATTATTGGCGGGTATGTAAATGTAGTAAATAGTTCAACACGACAAGCAGGAACAGAAGTAGCATTTTCATATGACTTCCCAACAGACTTTAAGTATGCACCCATTGCAACTGCAACCCCAGTTAACACTGGTGGAACAGATGCTGGTAAGAATGTATCAGTAGTTTTAAAAAATATAACAACCTCTAAGGTTGATGGAATTGTAAGGTTTGGTACAACTGGTGATATGTCAGTTGATGTCAATATTATAATTATTGGAATACCTAACTAAATAATGATTAAATGTGATAGATGTAATAAAAGAATGTTTGTTGATAGACAGTATACTTCAGTTTCTCATTTAGAAACATACTGTATGTACTGTGGATCTAGAAAATTTTTTAATCCACCTGAGCAATCAAAAGAGGGGCGATGGCTACTAGAAAAGGAAAAATTGAGAGCGAAAACTACAATCTCTCCCCTGTAATTCCTGGTAACAAAAAGGTTTGGTTTTTGAATGGTGATCTAGTTAGAGTACATCACCTCAACAGGTCTAATGGCATTATGTCTGTTTATAATATTACAAAAGATCAAATCGAAAGTTGTTTAATTAATGATTTTAAAAAAAATCGTGAACGAGCATATACTGTAGGTCAGACTGCTGATTTAGTTAATCGTCATAAAAAATATATGCCATCACTAATGAAACGAGGAATCATTCCTTTCCCTACTGGATCACAAAAAGGCGGAGCAAGGGGGTTTCAGGTTAGATCATATTACTCAGAATCGCAGGTACGGGAGATACGTGATATACTTGCTACGTACCATATTGGTAGACCAAGAAAAGACAATTTAATAACAAATGATATTACACCATCCACACAAGAGTTGACAAGACGGATGGGGGACGGTATAATTACATATACAAGAACTGAAGATGGAAGGTTTATCCCTATTTGGGGAGAATCTATTTAATAATAAAGGGGTATGAAATGCAAAACGAAGACACTAAAGTTGGAGTTACTTTGGGGTATACACTTAACCTTGGTAACTTTCAGTCACTAAGGATTGATCTTAATGTGATTGATTCTAAGCGTGAAGGTGAAAATACAAACGATGCTTTTGAGCGTGTTTACAAGTTTGTAGAAGATAAGTTAACTGAAAAGATTAACGAAGCAAAGTCTGAAATCGCAGAATAATGGCAGAACGCAAAGACCGAATGGCTTTGCTTTCACGCTACAGCAAGTTCCATACTGCAAAGTATGAGCAAAAGCCATCGTTAAATTTAAATGTAGAGCAATGGGCTTCAGATGCCCTTATTGAGTCATACGGAATAGGACAGTGCTACGATCTTCTTGAGTACTACTTTGGTGTCGCTCAGTCTCCTTCTTGGAATTACTTTGCGTACAATGCAGAAAAAATATTACAAGCAAGATTAGATAAGCAGCAGGATGATAAAGAAAGAGCGGAAAGAAGAAGAATGGCTAAGGAGTGGTTAAGTGAATAATACAGAAGCAAAATTGATCACTGCAGTTCTTGAAGATAAGCAAGTTCATGTTTTGCTTCAAGCAAATATAGACAACCTTCTTAGAACCCATAACGATGTTTGGAATTTTGTAAGAAATTATTTTGAGCACAACTCTGCAGTTCCTCCAGTTTCTTTGGTTGTTGAAAAATTTAGAGATTTTGAGCCTATCCAAGGTGTTGGAGCAACAAAGCACCACTTGGAAGAACTTCAAACAGAATACTTAAACGATAGCCTAAAGGACATTCTTCGTTCTGCTGCTACAGATGTTCAGCAGGGTGAAGGAGTAAAGGCTTTAGACTCACTCATTACACAAACATCAGAATTAAAAAAGAATACTTCCGCAATTCGTGATATTGATGTAACAGATCTTGAATCCGCAATCGCATACTTTGAAAATATGAAAGAGCAGCAGGCACTTGGCAAGGTTGGAATTAAAACTAATCTTCCAGGATTTGACAACTATCTTCCAGCAGGAATTATGCCAGGTCAACTAGGAGTCTTTTTAGCATACCCAGGTATAGGAAAGTCATGGATGGCTCTATACTTTGCTGTACAGGCCTGGAAACAGGGTAAGACACCCCTTGTAATCTCACTTGAGATGTCAGAAACAGAAGTGCGTAACCGTGTATTCACAATCATGGGTGAAGGTCTTTGGTCACATAGAAAGATTTCAAATGGTGAGATTGAGTTAGACATGCTGAAATCGTGGCATGCAAAGAACCTTCAGGGCAAGCCTGAGTTCCATATTATTTCTAATGATCAAGGTGGCGAGATTAATCCTTCGGTTCTTCGTGGAAAGATTGACCAGTATAAGCCAGATTTTGTAATCGTTGACTACCTTCAGTTGATGGCTCCTAATCAGAAGTCAGACAATGAAACAGTACGAATGAAGAATCTTTCACGAGAACTAAAACTAATGGCTATTGGTGAAGAGGTTCCTATTATTGCTATCTCATCTGCTACACCAGATGATGTCAATGACCTTTCTACGGTCCCTACACTAGGTCAAACAGCATGGTCTAGACAGATTGCATACGATGCAGACTGGGTTATTGCCCTTGGTCGTGCTGCAAATAGTGATGTTATTGAATGTGCCTTTAGAAAGAACCGTCATGGATTTATGGGGGATTTCCTTGTGCAGGTAGATTTTGATAAGGGATACTATAGATATAAAGATTTTGAAGATAAGTAGTTATAATATGGTATGTCAAATTTTCACCACAAGACAATTAAAAGATTTAGTTTGGATGGCATCATCCATGATGAATCTGCCCTTGGTAGGTTAAAGGGTGAATATACAAGGTTGCTTGTTTCAGAGATGCGTCTCTGTGGCTATGTGCCAAGAATTGACATTGATCCAGATTTTACTATAGACTATAATGAAAAAAAACAATATTTTGAATTTGAAATATCAGTACACGGAGTATACGCAGGGAAAAGGAAAAGCGAATGGATAGCAGGGATAGACGTAAACAAGCCAATATATATACAAAAGAACAAATCAAAAGAGTTCTCGCAGGAACAGGTATAACCGTAGAGTCTGAGGTTGATTCAGACTATATTATTTTTTGTCCTTACCATAATAACAATAGGACCCCTGCTGGAGAAATTGATAAGAATAATGGAACCTTCTTTTGTTTTTCCTGTCATCATGTTGCAGACCTTGTAGAATTTGTAATGCACACCTCTGGAAGATCTTATTTTGAGTCTATTAGATTTATTAAAACAAAAGAAACTCAGCAAGATCTAGAGCGTGACATCAGTCAGAAACTTGTTACAAAGCCAGACTTTGTTCCATTTGATGAATTAATTATTAAGCGTTTGTATAACGGATTGCTTGCATCAGATAGAGCAAAAGACTATTTTAAATATCGTAAAATTTCTACATCTTCATGGTCTAAGTTTTCTCTTGGCTATTCAGAAAAACAGGACATGGTGACAGTTCCAGTGCATAGTCCAGATGGAATGTCAGTCGGTTTTGTTGGTAGATCAATAGAAGGAAAAGAATTTAAGAATACTCCAGGACTGCCAAAAGCAAAAACATTGTTTAATTTAAATCGTGTAAAAACTGCAGATAAAGTTTATGTCGTTGAATCTTCGTTTGATGCTATTCGTTTAGACCAAGTAGGGTTTCCAGCAGTTGCCACACTTGGATCTAATGTATCAAACCTACAAATAGAATTGCTTCAAAAGTATTTCAATAACATTATTGTTATTGCGGATAATGATGAGGCGGGAGGAAATATGAAAACTAAGATAATTGAAAAACTTGGATCTCGTGTTTCCATTATACAATTAAATAAAGAATATAAGGATATTGGTGATATGTCAGATGAAGATATCAAGAAATTGGAAGTTTCATTTGACAAAGACATCATCTCTATGCTAAACTAATATAACAAACAAAGGAGAAATATATGAGCGTAATTAAGGGATTAAAAGACATCAACGCCCTGCTCGAAAAACCAAAGTATGAAGGAACAGGACAAAAGGTTCGTTGGGTTAAGTTGGCTGACGGACAATCAGGAAAGGTTCGTTTTGTTGAAGAACTAGACCAAGACTCAGCAAACTATTCAGAAGCCCGTGGCCTTTCTGTAGTAGTTTCAGAACACACAAATCCAAAGGATTACAAGCGTAAGGCTGCTTGTACACAAGAATCAGAAGGTCGTTGTTTCGGTTGCGAAATGGCACGTAAAGAACCAAAGTCAGGCTGGAGAGCACGACTTCGTTTTTACTGCAATGTGCTAATCAACGATGGACTTGAAGATCCATATATTGCTGTTTGGTCACAAGGAATTTCAAAGCAATCAGCATTCAACAACATTCGTGAGTATGCTCTTGATACAGGTAGCATCTCTAATCTTGAGTGGAAGTTGAAGCGTAATGGTCAGGGAACTGAAACCAATTACACACTTCTACCATCAAAACCAGATGCAGAACCATTTGCATGGGATGGCTATGAATTCTTCAACCTAGAAAAGGTTGTTCGTGAGGTTCCATATCCAGAGCAGGAAGCGTTCTACTTTGGATTTGACACACCTTCTGTTACCAGCACAAATATTGACTGGTAATAGATGTCTTACGTAGGCTTACACGTACATACCCACTACTCGTTATTTGACGGGATTGCTACTCCAGAAGAATACATTGACCGTGCAGTTGAGTTGGGGATGCCAGCAATTGCCATCACTGACCACGGTACTTTATCTGGGCATAGGGAACTGCACCGCATTGCAAAAGCAAAGGGTATTAAGCCTATACTTGGCGTAGAAGGCTATATGTGTAAAGATAGATTTGATACTAGAGATAAGTCTGAAAGAGACGGAGATCTAGATCTAGTTTATAACCATATAGTACTTCTCGCCAAGAACCAAATTGGTTTAGAGAATTTAAATAAGATTAGTGAGATATCCTGGACAGAGGGATATTTTAAGAAGCCAAGGTTTGACTTTGAGATTCTTGAAAAGTATTCAGAAGGAATTATTGTCACATCTGCATGTCCAAGTAGTGTGCTTGTAAAGGCACTTGAGAATAATGAGTTTGCTATAGCAAAAGATTATATTCAATGGTTTAAGCGTGTATTTAATGATGATTACTATATTGAGGTCATGCCACATAATGAGGCAGAAATAAATAAACAATTAATTCAATTGGCAGATGAGTTTAGTGTAAAGGTTGTTGTAACCCCAGACTGTCATCACAGTTCAACAGATCAAAAAGAAATTCAAGAGTTTAAGTTGCTACTTAATACACATGTTAAGATTGATAAAGAACACACTTTTGAAAAGTCAAAGAAAAAAGAGAATATGATGGAACGCCTTGACTATCTTTATGGTGAAGACCGTCAAATCACATTTAACAAGTTTGACATTCATTTGCTTTCTTATGAAGAAATGAAGTCTGCTATGGAAGCACAGGGTATTGATCGTCCAGATATTTATACAAATACTTTAGAGGTTGCTGAAAAAGTTGGTGACTATGGAATTCAAGAAGGACTAGACCTACTTCCAGTCCAATATAAAAATCCAGATAAAGAATTAAAAGAACTAGCCCTTGCTGGATTAACTGAGCGTGGTGTAGATGGTCAGGAATATTTGGATAGACTTGATGAAGAGTTGCAAGTAATTAAAGATAAAAAGTTTGCTCCTTACTTTTTGGTTGTACGCAATATGATTGCATGGGCAAAAAAAGAAGAGATTATGGTGGGTCCTGGTCGTGGATCTGCAGCAGGATCACTGTTATGCTATGCACTAAGAATTACTGACATTGATCCAATTAAGCATGGACTATTGTTCTTTCGCTTTATTAATCCAGATCGAAATGACTTTCCAGATATTGATACAGATATTCAAGACTCTCGTCGTGAAGAAGTAAAAGATTATCTTGTTAGACAATATCGACATGTTGCATCTATTGCGACATTCCTTTCGTTTAAAGACAAGGGTGTTGTACGAGATGTTGCACGAGTTTTAAATATTCCACTTACTGATGTGAATAAAGTTCTTAAACTTGTTGATACTTGGGATGAATATTGCACATCAAAAACAACACGGGAATTCCGTGAGAAATATCCAGAGGTAGAAATTTATGGAGAACAACTTCGTGGTCGTATTAGAGGTACTGGCATCCACGCTGCTGGTGTTGTCACTAGTAAAGATCCTATTTTTAGGTACGCACCAATGGAGACACGCTCTTCTACTGGTAGCGATGAGCGTATTCCTGTTGTTGCAGTTGACATGGAAGAGGCTGAAAAGATTGGTTTAATCAAGATTGATGCACTGGGACTAAAAACTCTTTCAGTTCTTAAGGATACACTTGATATTATTGAGGAGAGAGACAACAAGAAAATTGACCTTCTTAAGATAGATATGGATGATAAAAATGTATATCAAATGCTTTCAGATGGATACACAAAGGGTGTGTTTCAGTGTGAAGCAGCACCATACACAAACTTGCTAATTAAAATGGGTGTAAAAAACCTATCAGAACTTGCAGCATCAAATGCTTTGGTTCGTCCAGGTGCAATGAATACAATTGGTAAGGATTATATTGACCGTAAGCATGGTCGTCAAAATATTGGTTATACACACCAAGTACTTAAAGAATTTACGGAGGAAACATATGGTTGTATTCTTTACCAGGAACAGGTTATGCAAGCATGCGTATCGCTTGGCGGTATGTCCATGTCGGAAGCAGACAAAGTTAGAAAAATCATTGGAAAGAAAAAGGATGCTAAAGAGTTTGATCAGTTTAAAGAAAAGTTTGTAGAGGGTGCATCTAAGTTTGTTTCACCAAACATGGCTAGAGATCTTTGGCATGACTTTGAGGCTCACGCAGGGTATTCATTTAATAAGTCTCACGCAGTAGCATACTCAACGCTATCATACTGGACAGCATGGCTTAAGTATCACTATCCAATAGAGTTTATGTACTCACTACTAAAGAATGAAAAGGACAAAGATGCAAGAACTGAATACCTTATTGAGGCAAAAAGAATGGGCATTAGCATTAAACTACCTCACATCAATGACTCAGATATTGATTTTAAAATTGAAGGCAAGGGTATTAGATTTGGTCTTACTGCTATTAAGTATATTTCCGATAAAATTGCAGAGCGTTACATTTCTGCAAGACCTTTCTCTTCGTATGCTCAACTTGAAGAGTTTACTTTTACTAAAGGAAATGGAGTTAACTCTCGTGCTCTTCAAGCATTACGAGTTATCGGCGCAGCGACATTTAATGATAATCCAAGAAATGACGAAGAGATTAAACAAAATCTCTACGAATATTTAAACCTACCAGAATTTAATATTACGGTTCCATCTCATTATTACGGCTTTATAACAGAGGCTCAGGATTATGAAGAAAAGGGTTCTTTGATTGTAATGGGTATGGTAAAATCTATTAAAAGAGCAAAAGGTTGGTCAAGAGTAGAACTATTAGATAAAACAGGAAGTGTAGGAATTTTTGATGAAGAGCAAACAACTATTGAAGCAGGCGTATCGTATCTCATTCTTGTTAATGATAATCGGATTCTTTCTGCTATCCCTATCGATCAAATAAAAGGTTCAACATCTGGTCTTGTTAAATTTTTAAATTACAAACAATTACCATATAAAGATAACGAGATGTTTGTTTTGTCATTTAAACCAAGAGTTACAAAGGCTGGAAAAAAGATGGCATCTTTAACAGTTGCAGATACAGCAAGAGATCTTCACTCAATAACTGTATTCCCAACATCTTTTGCAAAGGCATATATGAAAATTGAAGAAGGAAATGCATATAATTTTAGTTTAGGAAAAACTAAAGATGGAACAGTCATATTGGAGGATGTAAATGTCAGTTAGTGTAGAAGAGGCGATGGCCCAACTTGATCCAAAGTTAAGAAAAAAATTAGGAACAGGAGTAGGGGTAAACTATGAATACCAGCCTACCCCAAGTTATGGTTTAAACCGTGCTCTAGGAGGTGGACTTCCTTATGGTAGACAAGTTCTTATCTGGGGTTCAAAGTCATCTGCAAAGTCCTCTATGTGCCTTCAAATGATCGCTCTAGCACAAGCAGAGGGTAAACTCTGTGCATGGATTGACTCAGAAATGTCATACTCAGAAGACTGGGCTAGAAGTCTTGGTGTAGATCCAGAAAAACTAATCTACTCACAAGCAAGAACTATAAGTGACATGGTAGATGTAGGCGTTGGACTAATGAACGCTGGAGTTGATTTAATTGTGGTAGACTCTATTACATCAATGCTTCCTGCAATTTATTTTGAGAAGGACACAGACGAAATGAAGGCTTTGGAAAATACAAAGCAGATTGGAGCAGAGTCTCGTGACTTTAGTAACGCATGGAAAATGCTTAACTATGCTAATAATAAAGTTAAGCCTACTCTTCTTGTTCTCATTTCTCAGTCTCGCAATAATATTAATGCTATGTATACTAGCCAGCAGCCTTCTGGTGGTCAGGCTACTAAGTTTTATTCTTCTTGCATTGTTAAATTATTTAGTTCCGAATCAGATAATCAAGCAATTAAAGGAAAAATTAAAGTAGGAGATAAGTTAATTGAAGAAAAAATTGGAAGAACCATTCGTTGGGAACTTCAGTTTTCTAAAACTTCTCCAGGTTTTCAGTCTGGTGAATATGATTTTTATTTTAGAGGTGATGATATTGGTCTTGATACCATTGGTGACTTGGTTACTACAGCAGAACTAAACGGTATTGTAGAACGCACAGGAGCATGGTATATTCTTCCTGATGGCTCAAAGGTGCAAGGTAAAGAGGCATTTGTCAATCGTGTAAGAGAGGATCTTGATTTGCAAGAATCAATCAAGGCAAAACTAAATGCCTAGTTATACAGTTTATAGTGGTTTATTTTTATGTCATACCTGTAAAATGGAAGTTAGATCGCTAAGATTATATGCAGAAACAAAAACTGCCACCTGGATGTGCAAAGAAAAACATATTAGCACGGTTGGCTTTGGTAAAAAAACTAAAAAAGATTTTGAGGTATAATAGTATTATGAATAATTTTCCTATGTATACAAAAACAAAAGCAGAAGACTTTATTGACAATCAAGATTTTCCTGTTGTGCAAATTGAAAACATTTTATCTGACGAGCATATTGCAGAAATATATTATAAGGTTGCTCAGACAGATGACTCCCAAACAATAACTCAGCCTTGGGCTGGGCACAAAGCATATCATACTAAATTTTCAAATGATGTTATTAGTCAAATAGAAAAAAGAGTATCAGAAATAGTTGGTGAAGAAATGATTATGGCTGAATATTCTTTTGCCAGATACTCAGAAGAGTATGGTTATAAGTGCAAACTATTCCCACACTATGATACAAAAAAGTCACAAAGGGTAACATGTGATATTCAACTAGAATCAAATGAGGATTGGGGAATTATAGTAGAGGGTGAACAGTACAATCTAAACTACAATGATGCCTTGATCTTTGCGGGAAGCCAACAGATGCACTGGAGAGAAGATAAGCGGATAGGACAAGATACAAAAATTGATATGATGTTTTGTCATCTTGTATATAAAAATGATAGACCTCTTCAGGAAAATCATGTAGCCATATTAGAAAAAAGAACTCGTGCCTTAATGATGGACACGGGGATTGATAGTCAGATAGAAACAAATGACAGAAAAGAGTGAGTCAAAAAGAATTGGTGCAAAACAGCACAAGAATTCTGGTAGAAACACACATAAAGGTGATGCAACATGGCAAAACTTTACTGTAGATTTTAAAGAGGCTTCAAAGTCTTTCACATTAAATAAAGATGTATGGGCAAAGGCCACAACAGATGCAATTAAAAATAATAGCGATCCGTTAATAATAGTTGTTCTTGGCTCTGGAAATACAAAAGTTAGACTTGCTATACTGGAATTTGATTTATTAGATCAAATTCTAGATGGTGTATAATATAATAAAAGGAGATACTATGAAAAAAGATTTACCAAACGTATTAATCGACAATGCTTTAACACAAGAAGATGTATCAGAAATATATAAGATTGTTTCTTCAACTACCAGCCAAACCTTTGTTGAAGATCTTGGATATAACAGTTGGCATATTCAATTACCACAACATATTATTGATAAGTTTACAAAATATGCTGAGGGTATTGCTGGAGAATCATTAGTTCTAAAGGAATATAATTTTTCTAGATATCAAAAAACAGTTTCAAATTGTGGAAAGTATACTTTTTATCCATTGCTCTTTCCACATACTGACGAGGTATTTAATGAGTCAAGACTCACTTTAGACTATCAGATAGGTTCAAATGTATCTTGGGGAATTACAGTAGATAACTGGGAGTCTGAAGCAACATATACACTCAAAGACAATCAACTACTTTCTTTTTCTGGTTCTCATCAGGTTCACTGGAGACCAAAAAGAGAATTTGTAGATGGTGAATTTTTAGAAGCAATATTTTTGCACTTCTCACCAACTACATCAGAAACCCTCACTGCTGATCATGTAAACATTATGAGAGAAAGAGCAAAAGAAAAATATATAGTTTGGAATGATGAAACGGGTGCTTCATCTAACAAGTCAGAAGACGGCTTGCTAAAGTACAATCCGAAAGAGTCAAATTAATTATGGCTGAAATTCACAAGTACCTAACTGATTTTAATAAATATAAAACAAAAGTTCCATTTTATGTAGATAATTTATTTACTGATGCTGAATCAAAACAGTTAATGGATATTATTTATCAAAATAAAAATATGCTAGATCCAGTTGTGCATAAACCAAATGAGCAGACTAGTGAAAAAAATTGGGATAGGTTTAGACCAAAAACAATTGAATATATGTCAAGAGTGCTTGTTGAGTTTCAGATGCCCAAAAACTTAGAAGAAAAACTAGACAATATTGCAAAACCAATTTATGATGGAGATGTCGCTCTATGTCATTATAACTATATTGAATATAATAAAAAGTATGGCAATGGAAATAATAGTCCAAAGTTGCCTCCACATATAGACGCAGATGAAAATCTAATAACTATTAATCACTGTGTTGATGGAAACATTGAGTGGGATCTTTATATTGGAAACCAAGAAGACGGGACCACCTTTACAAGATATACACTAGAGCCTGGGCAAACAATAGTTTTCAGTGCAGTCAATCAGGTTCACTGGAGACCAAAGCGCAAATTTAAAGATGGCGAGTTTCTTGAGATTGTTAGCATGGACTATTGTCCAATAACTAACTATAGGTTTACTGGAGAAATGAATCCACTAGATGCATACACATATCCAGAAAAAAGAAGCGCTTACACAAATTCTTTAAACTATTTGCCAGAATTTAAAGCAGCGTGGAATCTTTATCATCAGGATGGTATGAAAGACGGAGTAATTGGAGATGATTTTTAATGGAAGAAAAAACAACTATTGATATGGTAAATGGTCTTGTAGAAATTGCAGACTATATGGAAGATGAAGAACTGACAACTGCATTAACAATGATTGCTAAACTAATTATAAAGCCAGATATCCCAATCAATGTTGCTCATGTAGAGATTGTAAGGCTTCAGGCAATCGCAGCAAAGATGGCATTTAAAGCAACATGGATGGCAAATGTAGATAAATCTGATAGAGGCAAAAAAAATCTTTACTACACTGCTGCTGAATCAATTAACAATTTAGTGTCTGCACTGAAATACATCACACGCTGATATCTGCTATACTTATAAGAATAGAAAAGAGTTTTAATATAATGACAAAAAATTTACTAAAGCAAGTTATGATTAGACCAGAAACAAGCAATAAATTGGAAGAGCCAACTTTTACTGATGGACTTATTGAGGCAATTAGGAATGGCTATACAGTTAACCTAAAACCACGCTTTCAAAAGAAGACAACCTTTGCTCCTTCATCTTTGACATACGGAGCAGGTGAGTGTGCTAGATATTGGTACCTTGCATTTGAGGGTGGTATTTTTCACGATGATGCAGATGCTTTTGGTGTAGCAAACAGAACCAGCGGAACACTGAGCCATGATAGAATCCAAGATGCTGTTATGAATGCTGGGCTTTTGGCAGAAGATATGGAGTTTGATCCAGAACCAAGCAAGTACAAGAAGCAAATTCATCCAGCATTAGAGTTTAGAATCAAGCATGATGACCCACCAATTTCAGGGTATGGCGATGTAATGCTTAATTATAATGGTCAAACTATTCTTGGTGAAATTAAAACCATGATGAATGAAGGCTTTGAGTATAGAAAAGCAAGCAGGAAGCCAAAGACTGGCCACCTAATGCAATTAATTATGTATATGAAGATTCTCAAGAAAGATAAGGGTGCATTGATTTATGAAAATAAAAATAACCATGATCTACTTATTATTCCTGTAGAAGTAAACGATCATTACCGTCGGTGGGTAGACCAGGCATTTGATTGGATGCGAACAGTTCGCAAGGCATGGGAAGATAAAACTTTGCCTCAAAAAACATATAGATCAAATTCAAAGATCTGTAAGGTTTGTCCATTACAAAAAACATGTGCCGAAGCAGAGACAGGGGTAATTAAAATTAAACCTCTGGAGTTGCTAGAAGATGAAGCATTGTAGTTGGTGCGACAAAGAATTTAAAACAGATATCTCATATCAGATATACTGTTCTGTAGAGTGTAGAAATCATTCTACAAAAGAAAAGATTGCACAAAGATATTTGCTTACAAGAAGACAAAAAAGAAAAGGCAAGATGCGAACTTGTAAATCTTGTAAAAGACAGTTGTCAATATACAATGATGATTCTTTGTGCTCTGGTTGTTTAATAAATCCTTCAGATGTTAGTCAAGCATTAAAAGAAATAAAAGGAAAAATAAATGGTACAAAATAAGTGGGGTGTAGAAATAAAACCAGAACAAATTTGTGCTATTGATGCTAGTACTAACAGTCTTGCCTATGCAACATTTCATGGTGAATACTTAAAAGAAGTTGGAAAGATTAATTTTGAAGGCAAAGATATATATGAAAAAGTAATTGACGCTGGCAGAAAGTCTAAAGGTTTATTTGAACATATTATAAATGTAGATGCGATTGTAATTGAACATACAGTATTTATGAACAGCCCTAAGACTGCTGCTGATCTTGCGTTAGTCCAAGGTGCTTTATTAGGTGCAGCAGGTCAATCTGGCATTAGAACTATTGGCAAGGTGTCACCAATCACATGGCAAAACTTTATTGGAAATAAAAAGATTTCTAAAGATGAAAAATTATATATTAGGTCTCAAAGTCCAGGAAAATCTGAGTCATGGTATAAATCTTTTGAAAGGGATCTTCGCAAACAAAGAACTATCAACTTTATCAATATTCAGTATGATAAGACTATTACTGATAATGATGTGGCAGATGCGTGTGGTATTGGTCATTGGGCTATAAAAAACTGGGACAAAGCAATAGGGGTTGACAAATAACATTATGGCTGCTAAACTATATACTAGTGAAACTTGGCTTAGAAAAAGATTTCTTATGGATAAAAAAACACCACAAGAAATTGCTTCAGAGTGTGGGACAAGCGTAGAAACAATATATGTTTATTTGGCAAAATACGGATTAAGGAAATCTAAACGATGAATAAATTACAAAAGGCTGTTGCAGTTTTAACTATTGCTGGTGCAGTTGGAATTAGTTATGCACTCTATACATTAAAGGGTTTGCCAGAAACATTTGATTGGGAGGATGACGAATGAGCGTTCAAACACAATATGTTATTTCAAATATTTGTGATGAAATAAAAGATATGCTTATTAAGAAGAACCAATCATACGGTGATTCTGCCATTGATCCAATTAGAATTTTTTCAAAGGCAAACACAGATGAGCAGATTAAGATTAGAATAGATGATAAACTTTCTAGAATATCTAGAGGCTCTGAGTTTTATGGGGACAATGACATAGACGATCTAATTGGATATCTAATCTTGTTTAAGGTTTCAAAGGTGCTATCAGATGTCAACTGAAGAAGACCTAGTAAAGCATTTAGATCAGGTAAATAATGTAGTTGAAGAATACCTAAAGGGTAATGACCCAACTGTCATTTCAAAGCAATTAGACATTCCAAGACAAAGAGTAGTTGCCTATATTGATGAATGGAAGACTATGGCTTCCGATAATGCTGCAATTCGTGCTCGTGCAAAAGAAGCACTTGTGGCAGCAGACACACACTATAGCAAACTTATCTCAAAATCTTATGAAGTTATTGATGAGGCATCAATGACAAATAATCTTACTGCAAAAACAACAGCGATTAAACTTGTTATGGACATTGAGTCTAAAAGAATTGACATGCTACAAAAGGCTGGACTGCTTGAGAACAAAGAACTTGCAGAAGAGATGGTTGAGATTGAAAAACGACAAGAGGTCTTAATGTCAATCCTAAAGGATATTGCTTCTGAGTATCCAGAAATTCGTGATGAAATTATGAGACGACTCTCCTCTATTGCCAAGCAAGATGAGGTTATTACGGTAATACATAATGGCTGATTTTGGTGATTTTCTTGAGGCTTTAAAAAATAATAATTTTGAAGAAACTCCAGTAGATGCTAAAACATTTGTTGAGGGTGAAGACTATCTTGGTCAGCCTCCGCTATCTCAAGTGCAATATGACATTGTTGAGGCCATGAGCCAAATATATAAACAGGAGGACTTGATTGATCTTCTTGGTAATGAAGAAGGAAGACGCTATTATAAAAAATATACAAAGAACGAAGTTATTCTGCAACTTGGCAAGGGATCTGGAAAAGACTTTGTATCAACAGTAGCATGTGCATATATAGTATATAAACTATTATGTCTAAAAGACCCTGCTCGTTATTTTGGAAAGCCTTCTGGAGATGCTATTGACTTAATCAATGTTGCTATTAACGCACAACAAGCAAAAAATGTTTTCTTTAAAGGATTTAAAACAAAAATCGAAAAGTCTCCATGGTTTGCTGGTAAGTATAACCCTAAAGCAGAAAGCATTGAATTTGATAAAGCAATTACTGTTTACTCTGGTCACTCAGAGCGTGAGTCTCATGAGGGTTTGAACCTTATCCTTGCTGTACTTGATGAGATTTCTGGTTTTGCAAATGAAGTTGGTACAGGAAATGATCAAGGAAAAACTGCTGACAACATCTATAAAGCATTTCGTGCCTCTGTAGATTCTCGTTTTCCAGATCTTGGAAAGGTTGCACTCCTTTCATTCCCTCGTTATCCAGGCGACTTTATTTCACAAAGATATGATGCTGTAATTATGGAAAAAGATGTTGTATCAAAAGATCATACATTTGTTATGAATGAGGACTTACCTGAAGATGCTGAGGGAAATACATTAAAAATTACTTGGGATGAAGACAACATAGTTTCTTACAAGTATCCAGGAGTGTTTGCACTAAAGCGTCCTACTTGGGTTGTTAATCCTACTAGAAAAATTGATGACTTCAAGTTGGCATTTTATACAGACCTTGGAGATGCAATGCAAAGATTTGCATGTGTTCCAACATATTCAACTGATGCGTTTTTTAAACAGGTAGAAAAAGTAAGATCATGTATGACCATAAGAAACCCAATTGATTCATATAAAAGATTTGATGAAACATTTAAGCCAGATCCAAATAAAAAATATTATGTGCATGCTGACCTTGCACAAAAACATGACAAATGTGCTGTAGCAATTGCACATGTAGAAAAATGGGTAAATATTCAGGTAATTAAAGATTATCAACAGGTAGCCCCAGTAGTTGTAGTAGATGCTGTGGTTTATTGGGAACCAAAAGTTGAAGGACCAGTAAATCTGTCAGAGGTGAAATTATGGATTCAAAATCTTAGAAGACAGGGTTTTGATATCGGAATGGTTTCATTTGACCGTTGGCAATCATTTGATATTCAAAATGAATTAAAACAGGTAGGAATGAGAACTGAAACTGTTTCTGTTGCTAAAAAACATTATGAGGATATGGCCATGCTAGTTTACGAAGAAAGACTTGTTATGCCTGCAATCGAACTTTTGTTTGAAGAACTAACAGAATTAAAAATCATGAAAAATAATAGAGTTGACCACCCAAGAAAATCTTCTAAGGACTTAGCAGATGCTGTGTGTGGAGCAATATTTGGAGCAATATCACACACTCCAAAAAATATAGATCAGGAAGTTGAGATTCATACATTTAGGGAAAGATCCAAAGATGTATTTGACTCAAGTAACTCAAATGTGATAGAATATAAGCCTATGCCAAAAGATGTAAAAGACTATTTGGATAGATTCAATCTACTATAAAGAAAAGGAAATAAATTAAATGAACTCATTTAAGAAAATCGCACTAGCCATGGTTGCAGCCATGACTTTGGGCACAATCGTAGCAACACCTGCAAGTGCTGCTGTAATGACAGTCGCTGTATCGCTTGACTCTGTAGCAAACACTACAGCATCAGCAATCGCTACACCTGCATCATTGCCAGTCCCTGCAGACAACTCTGTTGATGCTGCTGACGCACTAAAGTTCGTCGCAACAGTTGATACAGGTTCTAGCGTAACTGTTTCAGCAACAAACGCAACAATCGTGTCTGCACTACACACATCTGCTGCACCAGTAGGAGCAACATCAGGATCATCATCTTTAACAGTTGCAACTGGTACAGGAACAACAGCAACATTTTATGTCTACACAAAGACAACAGCAATTGGTACAGTTGTAATCAACAACCAGGGAACAACTCTTACATACTATGTACAGGGAACTGCTGGTAAGATTAACTCTCTTACAGTGTCTGCACCTACATCAGGTGCTGCTGGAACAAAGCAGGACATCACAGTAACTGCAACAGATACATTTGGTAACAAGGTATCAGGTAAGTCAATTACTGCAACAGTGTTTGCTTCTACAGCAACACTAGACACAGCAACAGCAACAACTGGTGCTACACTTTCAGATTTTGGAGTTGCTACATTTAAGGCAACACTTCCAACAACTGGAACACGCTCACTAATCACATTCTCACCAACAACATCTTCTGATGCAACATCTGCTGATGTAACAGGTCTTCCTGCTCGTGCACTAGCACCATTTGCAGAAATCGCAGTTCGTGATCTAGTATCAGAACTTGCTGCACAGGTTGCTGCTAAGGATGCAGCCCTTGCTGCAAAGGCTGCTTCAGACGCTGCACTTGTTAAGGCAACAGCAGAGCACACTGCTCTAATTGCTGCTGAGAAGGCTGCTTCTGCAAAGGCACTTGCTGATGCAAAGGTTGTTTCAGATGCAGCAATCCTTGCTAAGGATGCACAGATTGCAAAGTTGACTGCAGATAATGCAGCAGCAGTTAAGTCAATCAAGGATGCTTTCAATGCACTTGCAAAGAAGTGGAATGCAAAGAATCCAAAGGCAAAGGTTACTCTAGTTAAGTAATTAGTCCAACACTAAGGGGGTTGCCAATTACGGTAGCCCCCTTTTTGTGCAATAAAATGGTATAATCATCCTAACAGACATCTTGTCTGCAAGGGGGAAAGGTCAATTAAAAGATTATTACGCATAACAGTGGCATCAGTATTGGCCTTTGGTTGGCTCCTCATATCCCCGCAAGACGCTCATTCTGATGATCCCCTCACAGTTGCAGCCAAGCAGATCGAGAACCTTAATAGCGCAGTAGATAAATTAGACTACAAAGATGGTCTAATTAATATGATTGACATAGCAGAAAATAAGTTTATGTATGCCAAAAATCTGCGGGATGTCAGGGATGAGGCAATTGCAGACTATGATGATGCAGTAGAGGCAGAAGAGTTAGCCCTAGATGCAGTAGAACTTGCCCAGTCAAATGTAGATGGCCAGACAGTAACAGTAGAACTTTCTTTTAATTATAAAGAGGATGCCCTACAAGATAAGAACGATGCACAGGATGCTCTCAACATAGCCAACATCAACCTTCAAACGGCGCAATCAAATATGCAGAGTGCTGGAGGAGAAGGTTTGGCATATACTGTTTATACTCTTGTTAGACAGGGTAATGTTGCTACCCCAGGATATGTGCTTTGTTCTGGTACTTGGAACTCAAACTATATGAGCCTTCCAGTTTGTGGTAATAGATATGAAAACTTTATAGTTAAATTTACTGGACAGATAACAGTTCCAGAATGGTTCACATCAACAAAATTTGCAGGTTACACAGATGATGGTTTTAGGATGTATATTGATGGAAACCTTGCCATTAATAACTGGAAGGAACAGGGAACAACATGGAGTCAATACTCTCCAATATATGATGTAACCACAGATAAAACATTTGATGTAGAGATTTGGTGGTACAACGGTGGAGGACCAGGATCTTATCATCTTGGATGGGGAATACCCTATGGTTCATCTGGCAGTTTAGGTTGGACGGGTGCAGGTTGCGACTATGCTGGAAATCCAAGAGTGTGGGGACAAAACTTTAGTTGTAATCTTGATACATTTTCTTCTGGCTCTGGGCCAACACAAGCACAAACAGATGCTTATAACCAAGCACTTGAAACAAGAAATGCAGCACAGCAAGACTATAATAATGCCTCAGCAGAATATAATGATAAACTAAATGTATATAGTCAACAGGTTGCAATACTAAACTCATTAAATCAAACATTAATTAATAAAGAGTCTGAGTATGATAATGCAGTAAATGATACAGAAGATGCCTTGTCTGAAAAAAATAATGCTATAAATGATTTTAATAATGCAGTCAATGATGTCAATAGCGCAATTGATGACGCATGGCGTTACTATGATGAGCAGTCACAAAGAGAAATTCAAAGAGCAATTGCTCAAGCAGCAGCCAATGCTGCAGCAAACCAGCCTAAGCCAGAACCAAAACCAACTGTTGAACCAGAAAAGCCAAAGCCTTCCCCACCACCAACAGAAAAGCCTGAACCTAAGCCAAGCAATGCTACTGGAACAGAAGAGCCAGGCCCAAAGCCAACACAGCCAGGTCCAAAACCAGAACAGCCTAAACCAGAAGAACCTAAGCCTGAGCCAACAAAACCAGAAAAGCCTAAGCCTACCCCTGCCCCAAGTCCTGAACCAAAGCCAGAACCCAAACCAGAGCCTCCTATTGAACCTTCTACAGAGGTTAAACCACTTCCAAGACCAGATTTTAAACCAGCAGAAAACATTGATCCAGTCATCAAGGATGCAGAGTTAGCAGCACTTATCCCAGAAAAGGGTAGCGGAACAGCAGAAGATTTGTCTGGAGTTATTGCTAACCTTACAAGCAAGGATAATAAGTTAGTTAAACTTTCTCCAGAACAGACAGCAGCAGTAAGCCAGACTCTTAAGTCTTTGACTCAGGAAGCAAAGAAAGAACTTGCATCAGACCTTGGTATTTCAGCAGGTGAGGTTGCAAAGGTAGCAGAGGCAATGAAGTCAAACCCTGCAGTAGCCTCAGCATTTGTTGAGTTCGCAGAAAGAGCGGGGGATGCAGGAGAAGCACCAATGCCATTTACATTAGCAGATGCAGTAACAGAAGTACAAACAGAAGCATTCTTAGCAGACCCACTTGGAGCAGTATTTGAAGTGGATGTTACAGAACTCCTATCTAATTTCTCTGAGTTAGGTATGGATATGACAGATGATCAGAGAGAGAAAGCGCAAGAAGTAATTGTCCCAGTGGTCATTGCATCACAAATTGCAGGGGCAGTCATAAGGAGGAACAAATGAAGATAATCAATAAGGCCATCAACCTGGTAGGCAAAATGCTAAAGGGATTAATTAAATGGTTTAAAGATGCAGGAATGGAATTAATTGCACAGGCATTTACCCTCCTTGGCTTCTTTATCGCATGGCTAACTTTGACGGGATCAGCAAGAGACATCGTTGGACTTGCAGTACTTGCAACAACAGTTATATGGCTTATCACAATCCCGCTAAGAAAGGAGGACTAAATATGGCAACTAAAAATGTAGTAGAGCCTCTCAAGAAGGAGCACCCACAAAAGGCAATCACTAATATCTTGATGAGAATTCTTGCGGTATTTGCAGCATCAGGTCTATCAGTTCTAGGAGCAGGAGCAGTAGTAGGAATTGATACTATGCAGGCAGTATTCTTAGCAGGACTATTAGGCGTAGCAACAGTAATTGAAAGACTAGCAAGGGCTTTTTTGGACGATGGAAAACTCACATTGACAGAGATCAATGATGCATTTAAAACGGTAGATAAAAAGGCTAATTAGTCATTATTGACCTTAGTTGACAGCCCTCTCTGGGCAGTGGTATACTTAAGTGTTACCTAGCCTGGGAGGGTTTTGTCATGACTTGTATTGCCGTAGTAAAACATGAAGATAAGATCTATATGGCTGGTGATCGTGGTGCTTCAGATGATGGAACAATTTTAGCACTTGATGCACCAAAGGTTTGGAAAATTGGTCCGTATCTAATTGGGTATGCAGGTGCAATGGACGGAGAAAGAATCCGTTATAACTTTAAGCCAACTGCTCCTAATATTAAAGACACAGATAAGTTTATGCAAACTAAATTTGTAAAAGAACTTCGTGAATTCTATAATGAATTCTGGGTTGATACATCTAAAGATGGAGATCTTGGTTTAATTATTGCAGTTCGTGGTGAAATTTATGAACATAGTTCTGCAGACATGTCTTTATCTAAGTACACACTTCCTTATCTTGCAATGGGTTCTGGAGCAGAATATGCATACGGGGTTTTATATGCAACAGATAAACAAAAAAATGCAAGAAATAGAGTTGCTCAAGCAGTAAATGCTGCAATTAAATTTAGTCCGTCCTGCATGGGACCAGTTGACATAGTTAGTATCTAGGAGTATACTTAAAGTATGAATCACACACACGATGATTTGTCACCTGAAGAACAAGAATTTGGTATCTGGTTGTCAAACGGTATTGATCGTGGTTGGGTAACACCACCATATTGCAATACCCATGATGGTGGATATGAATACATAGGTGAAGAAGAAGCAGAAGAATGGGAAGCAGGTGGCGACCCATGCCAACATGTCGTCAGATTGATGATATCGTAAAAATGAAAAGGAATAAAATGAAAAAGATCGTAGCACTAGCAGCAGTATTATTTTCAGTTGTAGTACCAGTTCAAGCACATGGAGCAGATTCAAAGTCACTTGTCATTATTGATAGTTATTTTGATTCTAAGGTTTTAGGTTCAAATGTTTCATGCATTGTTGTAGAAACAAAATCTTCATGCACAGATATTGTTACTATTACAAATTCAAGTATTGGAAATAACATTAATCATGGCAATGCAATGGTTGAAGTTGCAAAGCGTCAAAATTCAAGTATTAAAATTATTGCTCTTAGATCAGCACCAGCAAGTTCAAAGTCTGTTGCAGATGTAACACCAGTAATGTTTATTGAGGCTTTGAAGTGGGTAGATAGTAATTCTCAAAATATTGGTGCAGTATCATTTTCAAGATACTTCAATAGTCCATCAAAGCCATGCATGCCATCATCTTCTGCACCATACACAGTTGATGCTGCAGATGCAATGATTAAATCCTTAATTAGTTCTCTTAACTCTAAGGGAATTCAAGTATTTGCCTCAGCAGGAAATACATTTGGAAGCACAAAGATTGATTATCCAGCATGCCTTTCATCAGTAAATGCTGTAACTGCACCAGGTTTTGCTGATTCAACATCAGTTAAATACTCTGCAAATCTTGTTAGACTCCCTTTGATTGGTGACAACTTTTCATCAACACTGTTTAAGACTATTCCACTAACAACATCTTCTGCTACAGCATCTGTTGCAGCACAATATGTTTCTATAGGGTCTATTGTTGGCAAGCCAGTAAAAGTAACAGCATAAAAGGTTTTGGGGTGTAACTCAGATGGTAGAGTGCCGAACTGTTAATTCGGATGTCGCAGGATCGATGCCTGCCACCCCAGCAAAGATTGGCAAATTAATTGTTGGATCAATGCATATTGGTAATATTGCCGATATGTCTCAAAGAATGCTAGACTATTTTGTTAGTTCAGATGTTATTTTTAGTGATGATTCAGAGATTAATGCTATAAACATAATAAAACAACTTAAAATTAAAAAAGACATAGTTGTTTTAAAAAGCAAAGATTCAACTTATGCTGATTCAAATCAAATAAAACTTTTTAAAGAATATATTGAGTCTGGAAAAACAGTATTGCTTGTAGCATCAGAAGGACTTATTGGTGTTGCAGATCCAGGAAGTCAGTTTATTCAGGAATGTATTAAAAATAACTTTGAGTATGTGGTTGTACCTGGACCAAACGCATTCCTTAATGCCTATGTAATTAGTGGTTTTGTTGGTGGAGATATCACTATATCGCATGGTATTCATACAGTTATAGAAAACTTAAAGAAACATAAGGATGCTGCAGGATCATTTGTAACGCCATTATATGCAGATACCCTTCAGGAAGTACTTAATTATTTAATTAAAAATTATAGTTTTGAAAAAGTAAAAAAACAGATTGCAATTTGTTGTAATATGACACTACCTACAGAGTTTTCTGTGATTGGTGATATAGATTTTGTAGCAAACCATGATAAAATAAAACAAATAAATGATAACACAAGGATAGTTCTTGTTGTTAGTAACTTTATGTTTAAGGACAACTAAATGCCAAATGATGATTTATCTAAAAATGGTATAGTGGGGTCTGAGTATTGGATTAATTCTGCAAACAAAAGTTTTTCTGATTTGGTCATAGGCAGTAGACTTTATCCAGAATGGGGCGTTTCTGGTCATGTATTTGATCAAAGTTACATCAATAAGTTTTTAGTTCCAGTAAATAGGTATGCAGAAATATTTCACAATAAGCCAGAGTTAATCATTAATGATGATCATGCTATTTTGCGTCAAAAAACACATGCAGAAATCTGGGTTGAACCAAAGTATAATGGACTCTACGCACTTGATAAATGCTGGCAAAGACAGTTCTATCCATCAGAAATTACTGCTGATAGCCAAAATATTAGTTTTAATGCGTTGTATAAATTTTATCTTCCATGGATAATTAATAAAGATATTGAATGCAAAATATCAGATAATTTTGGTGACGAAACTGTGTTTAATTTAATAACAGATGTTATTTATTTTAATAAAGTTGATTTTTCAAAACATATATTAGACACAAAGTGGATTCATTTTTTTATAAATAAAACTGGTAAACACATGAAAGATGAAAGATACGGCATCATAGATATAGGAACACCCATATGTGATATAATTATAAAAGATTCAGAGACAATTGAGCAAATAAAGAAAGAATATAATGAACAATAAGGTAAAGTTTGTTCCAGCATCAAATGACCCTAAGTTTATAGACATGCTGGTAGAACCAGTAAGTGCAAGCAGGATGGTTCCAGATTGGTACAAAGATCTTGTCGGCTATAAATATGGAACTAGCAATGATATGAAAAATCTTTTTCCAATTAATGATCGTGGCTCTGATGGATCAGATGTTTCAACAAAACTTTGTGTACCATTTTTAGACTCAATGACTGCTGGTTACATTTACAGATTAGAGGATGATGTACATGTTGATTTTGATGATGACAATATACCAGTTGTGTCATGGAAAAAAGATATTCCAATTATAGATAAAAGATTTAATGTTGATATGGCAATACCAAAAGATTGCCATCCTATACATTTTGGATTTAAGATGAACTGGTATTACGAAACACCACCAGGATACTCAATATTAATTACTCACCCGCTTAACCGTTTTGACTTGCCATTCTATGTACCATCTGGAATTGTAGACGCAGATGTCTGGGGTCTTCCAGTATTTATACCATTTTTTCTGAAAAGAGACTTTTTTGGTACAATAGAGCAGGGCACACCAATAATGCAAATGATACCAATCAAGAGAGATGATTGGGAAATTGACATAGATATGTCAAAGGAATCTTATGAAAAACATAAGATTTTAGAAGAACAGAGAAGATCACATATTACTGCACACTATAAAAAGTTTGCATGGGATAAAAAAAGATATTAAGAAAAACTAAAGGGAGAAAAAATGAATCAAGACTTTTACAGCATGCCAAAACTATATGATAAGCCTCATAAGTTTTTTGAAAAGTTTTTAAATAATGATCTAGACAAGATGTCTAAATTCTTGCACAAAAAATATGATCAGATTGAGCAAGGTGAGGTTTTTGGCGTATCAAAATTACATTCAGAAAAACAGGAATACTGGCTTGAGTCTGGAAGTATTTCTACAGTAAAGTGGAGAGAGTATAATGTTTTTCAGTTTCACAGCGAAGAAATATACAATCTTTATCTTGGAGTTAGAGATCTAGTAAAAGAGGCCTGTGAATATTACGGAATAGACTTTGCAAAAGAAAAGTATATGATTCAGGGTTGGTTTAATATAAATCATTCAAAGGTTGGTAAACTTGACTGGCACGATCACGGTGGCCCTTGGGCACCAAACTTTCATGGATACTACTGTGTTAAGGCAGAGCCTTCCTCAACATTTTATAAGATAGAAAATAAAGAAGAACTTATTTTTGAAAACAAAAATATTGATAATAGATTAATTATTTCTGAGATGGGGCATCCACATGCACAAGGAAATTGGGATTGGGATGGTCCAAGAATTACTGTTGCTTACGATATAATTCCTTTAAGATTTATTGAAAAGGCAGAAGAACAACATTATATTCCATTGGCATAATGAAAGAAATAGTAATATTTTTATATTCATATAAAAATAATAATTTAGTTAATATTGCTACAAATATTGTAGATTCATGCAGCAATAAAAACAAGATAAGGATCTATGTGTATGATCAAAACAATATAAACAGAACGGAATATTTTAAAAATATACCTTCAGTAAAATATAATCATATAAATTGGGATTCTTATTTTCCAATTACAGAATATAGAAAAAATATAATAGAAAAAGATTATGACTACTATGTTGAGGTTTCAGATTCAATAGAGTTGAAAAAAGATTGGGACATTGACCTAGTTGATAATTTTAAAAATATTCCAAATGTTGTTTTTTCTGGAAACAAAAATGCAAAATTATCTATTGATGGTTTTTATTTAAAAAACTTAGGAAGTCATACAGATTTTGTTTCTGAAACTAATTGGATAGATATGGATTTTATTGCAATAGATAAAAAAAATATTTTAAGTTTATTTGAATTTAATAATAAAACTTTAAAAAAATACGGTCAAGATTTATTGCTAACTTTAACTTTAATAAAAAACAATATTAGAATATTTTCTGTTGGAAATAAAGTTTATAATCAGGGAACAAAATTAAAAAAAGACTATTTGCCATATTCTGAAAACCATAACTATAAAAAAATATATGAATACTTTAATACAGATGTTGCAAAAAATTTTAACGATTTTCACAATATTATTATTGAAAATTTAAAAATAATGAAATTTGAGACTAATGATGTTGAGTACATATTTAGGACTCAAGACTTTAATTTAGATCGTAAAGGTGTTGGCAGATTTCACAATGGCTATAATTCTATATATCACATAAGTGATATAATGGTTGAGGAGGAAAAATGCACAGAATAAAAATAATAGAAAACTTTATTAGTCCAGAAGATGCAAAGACTTTGATCGATCAGCAGACAGATCCATTTGCAGAAAGAAATCCTTATCCCGCATACTATGCACAAAGATATGGAGGAACATCATTGCCATATAATAAAATAGTTATGGATATAATGGTTAAGTATGGAAATATTTCAAATGAGGTACATAGACAAGACAATGGTTTTTTAAACCCAATATATGTATACAAATCATTTGGTTCACATTGGACAGAAGGTACTAAGGGAGAGTTGCACTTAGATGCTCAAGGTCCAGAACCCTTTATTGAGTGGAGCACAATAATGTATTTAAACCATGAATCTGAATACACTGGAGGAAAAATTTATTTTCCAAATCAAGGATTTGAGTATCAACCAAAGCAATACTCTGCAGTATTTTTCCCAAGTTCTGGAAGCGAATATATTCATGGTATTACAGAAGTAACAAGCGGTCACAGATTTACTGGTTTATACATGCATACAAGTTTACCAAAACATGCAGATCCAGACTTTATTATAGGTGAAAAAAATCCTAAATGGATGGCAAGGGAGTACCATCTTGCAAAACTTTAATTTTGAGATATTAGATTTAGGATTAGTTTACTATAAAGATGTAATTAAAGATCCTAAATCAATTATAGAAAAAATAGAAAATTTGGACAAACTGTATGTCGATGATGGTCAGTTGGAGAATACATGCGTAGGTCCTTGGACAAAGTGGACATATAACAATGGCTCAAATGAACTTATGTTTTGTTGGCAAAAACTTATTCCACAGGTAAAGGATATTTCTAGTTGTGACCCATACTTTAATGAGCAGTTAAGTATATCTTCTGAATTATTTGGGGCATTAGACTCAACATTAAATCACTACTCAACTGCAATTTATCCGTTTGCAGAAAAAAACATTAAGTCTAGAGAACACACAATGCATCTATTAAAATATGATGAAAGTGGACATCTTCCAGCCCATCAAGATCAAGGTGTTAGTAGTCGTGTTTTATCTGTATTGCTTTACCTCAATGATGATTATGAAGGTGGGGAAATAGAATTTAAACATTCAGGAATTAAGTTTAAACCTGCTGCTGGTAGTATTTTGTTTTTCCCTTCAAACTTTTTATATGTTCATGAGGTATATCCAATTACAAAAGGTCCAAGATATGCTCTGCCAAACTGGTATCACAATATTGATTTTGACACTAAAAGATTATCCAATGGTGAAGAATGATAGTTCTTGGAATAAATGAAACATCGCATGATGCTTCTGTATCCTTAATTAAAGATGGAAAAATATTATTTGCAGGGCATGCTGAAAGATATAGTAAGCAAAAAAATGATTGGTATGTGAATGATAGTTTAATAAAAGATGCTTTACAGTATGGAATGCCTGATCATGTAGCCTACTATGAAAAGCCCCTTCTAAAGGCCTCTAGGCTTGCTTTAAAGGGTGGTTCTGGAGAGTGGAAGCCAAGGTTTGAAATTCCTGGAATTCCAAGAAAATCTTTTACTCATCACTATTCTCACGCAGCAGCGGGGTATTATACAAGTGCATTTAATGATGCAGTGATTGTAGTTCTTGATGCAATTGGTGAATATAATACCTCCACAATTTGGGTGGGTGAAGGCGATAAAATTAAATTAAAATATAAGCAAAACTATCCTGTTAGTTTTGGATTGTTCTATTCAGCATTTACTCAACTCATAGGCCTGATGCCAAACCAAGAAGAATACATTATGATGGGAATGGCTGCTTATGGAGACTGGAAAAAGTATTATAGAAAAGTTGATGAATATTTCCCTTCGTATACCAAACAAAAGTATAACTTTCATAAAGGAATTACTGACTGGGGGTTGATTGAATCTGAGCAAGATAAATTTGATATAGCAGCAGCAGTTCAATTTGTATACCAGCAAAGACTTAATGACTTTATGCATATGGCCTATTCAATTACAGGAAAAAAGAATTTGGTATTTATGGGCGGGTGTGCACTTAACTCATCAGCCAATACATTACTATGGAATATATTTGATATGATTTGGATCATGCCAAACCCTGGTGATGCTGGTAGTTCTTTGGGAGCAGCAGCAGCCTTATACGGAAAACATCTTGATTGGAAGACTCCGTATCTTGGTTATGATCTTGGAGGAGAGTATCCTGTTCAGCAAATTGTGGACGGTATATTAAAAGATGGAATAGTGGCAGTAGCAACAGGAAGAGCAGAATACGGTCCAAGAGCATTGGGAAATAGAAGTATTCTTGCAGATCCAAGAGATCCAAACATTAAAGATAAAGTTAATTTAATTAAACAAAGAGAGTTGTTTAGACCGTTTGCCCCAGTAGTTATGGAAGAGTGTGCCTCTAAGTGGTTTGATATGGACTTTGCAAGCCCTTATATGCAGTACACAGTTAAGTGTTTACAACCAGAAAAGATTCCATCTGTAGTCCATGCTGACGGTACATCTAGGGTGCAAACTGTAAACAAGCATCAGCATAGAGGTTTGTGGAGGACTATTAATAAGTTTTATCTTAAAACAGGTGTACCATTATTATTAAATACAAGTCTAAATATTAAGGGCCAACCTTTATTAAACGATAACAACGATATTTTAAATTGGGAAAAAGAATACAACTTTAAAATTTTAACAGGAATGGATTATAATAAATGACAGAAGTACTAAGCAAATATGATGGAACAAAAAATAGTCATGGTTATATGTGTGAAGAATTTAAAAAAGATCATGGTGGTAACCTGCATGTAGCATATTTTGGATCTTCAGATCTAATGCATGACGATGAAACTTTTAAAAATGTTTGGCCATTTAGACTAGACAAACTACTAAGAAAGCACACTCTGGTTTCTGATTTTTTTGCATTAGATGATAAAGATATAGATTATAAAAATGTTATAAAAAATGCAAAAGAATATTTTTCTGAATATTCTCCAGATGTTATTTTTATTTTGTTTTCAGAAGTACAAAATTCTGATTTCATTTTTGAAGACTTTGTTAATAGTTTAGCAGAACTTGAAAATAAGTTTAAAGATATAAAGTTTTATTGGAGTTGTTCAGACAATCAACAGCATAATGGCCCTATTGATCTAGATAAAGAAGTAAAAAATTACATTGCTGAAAACCCAAATACTTTATATAAGTATGTTGATACAAGATTTCAAGAGCCAAAACTTGGTCAAATAAATTATTTAATAAGCAAGCATCCACATCTAACTATTGAAAAGGACAATGGGGACCAAGGCACTGTTTATCAGTCTTTTTGGGCTAATCGCTTTAATACAAGATACCTTGAAGATTTAAACAAAGTTTGATATAATTATATAAGAAAAGGAGAATAAAATGACAGTAAAAGGAAGTCTAGAAGCAATCGTTGAGGTTGCAAAGAAAGAAATTGGGACCATCGAAGGCCCTAAAGATAACGAAACAAAGTATGGCAAGTGGACAGGTGCAAACTTCCTTCCATGGTGCCAGTCATTTGTTTCATGGTGTGCATTCACTGCAGGGCTAGATCCTAAGACCTATCCAAAGAGCGCAGCAACTGTTGCAGCATCTGATTGGTTTAAGAAAAATGACCGCTGGGCCGATGCTCGTAATGATGATCCAACTCCAGGAGACTGGATCTATTTTGATTTTCCAGATGATGGAGTAAATCGTATCTCACATGTTGGTATTTGCATTAAAAATAATGGCGATGGAACTATTCAAGTTATTGAAGGAAATACTTCAGGGACTGCTAAGGGTGACCAACGAAATGGCGGAATGTGCGTAGAAAAGACTCGTGCATATGTAAAGAACAATAAGCCTAAGTTAATGAATGCAATAGTTGGTTGGGGTCGTCCAGTCTATGCTGGTGAAGAAAACCTTCCACTACTTTCAAAGGTAGGATCATCTGATGCACCCGTAAAGACATCAAAGCCTACTAATGCAGTACCTGCTGCTAAGAAAGAGTTTAAGCCATTTAAGGTAGGAGCAAAGGGATCTTCTGTTAAGAAGGTTCAAGAAGCACTTGGGCTTACTGCAGATGGTGAGTTTGGTCCAGGCACAGATAAGGCAGTAAAGGCTTTCCAAAAGAAATCTGGTTTACCTGTTACGGGCATTGTTGATGCTACAACATATAAAAAAATTTTGGGGGCATAAATGGAATCAACTAGACGAACATCAATTAAAACTTTTACTTGGGAATTATTTCACTTAACAGTACTTGCTGGGATAATCTATGCATTTACTGGAGAATGGGAATATGCTAGTCTTGGGGCATTGTTATACATAGGTATTGAGTCGCTTGGATACTTTGTTCATGAAAGAATTTGGGCAAAGTTTGGTAAGGGGGTAAAGTAATGCGTATTAAGATTATTAAGTTTGTTGTTAAAGCACTTGGATATGAATGGGGCGGAGACAATCTAAAACTGCCTTATTGGACAGTAAAAGCAAAGAAGAAGTAATTGTCAAAGTTTTTTACTTCAACTGATATTGTTTTTAATTCTGTACCAAGATCTGGTAATAATTTTTTAGCAGAGTGTATTGATAGCGCACTGACTAAAAATATTAAGAATCAAAATAATTTAAAAAAATTACCCAATAAAACACTTGTTTTAGATACAAATAAAACATTTATTTTGCATCCATTTTTTCATATACCATCTATGCTAAAGTTGGAGCAATCTGATAGTTTTATTCAGTTTACAAATGTAAGAAGTCCAATAGAAGTCATCAAGTCCTATTGCTTTATTGCACTTTCTAACTCACAAGATGATATAACAATAGAGAATGTACTAAATGGAGCGCACTATAATTTTAAAGGAATGATCAGGGGCATAACTGAAAACTATTTAGATTATTTAACTATTCAAATACAAAATAAAAATGCTTTTGTAATTGAGTTTGATAAATTAGTTAATGATCCAAATAGTATAATTAGTTTTGTTTTATCAAAAATAAATATAGATTATGAAAACAAAGTTTCATCAGAAGAGGTTAAAGATGTAATTAAAAATAGGGATGCTAAAACTTTTGGTAGCCTATCAAATCAAAAAGTTGCAAATATGAAGCATCATGGTCCACATGATATTCAAAAAACAAAAATGTATGAAACTTTAACTAATCAAATAGAAGAAGAAGAAGATTTTTCAAAATTACAAAAACTTTACATGGAGGTTTCTAGTGGCAGTATATGAATATGATTGTATGCCTTGTGCACAAAGGTATATAAAAGAAAGATCTATTAAGGATAATGATCCTGGATATAGTTGCGAAATTTGCAATTCTACTTTGGTTCGTGTATACTCTAATGTAGGAGCAGTTTTTAACGGTTCTGGTTTTTATTCCACCGATAATAGAAAGAGGTAGTATACTATGAATACAATGATTTCAGAAGACTCAAAACTGTGGATGCTAGACGCCACAGACAGATGCGACTCTTGTTCTGCACAGGCGTATGTGAAGGTAATTGGAAAATCTGGAGAACTACTCTTTTGTTCCCATCATTATAATAAAATCATGGATAATGCTGTTGGTTATGCAAAAATGATGAATTTTATAATAGAAGTTGTTGATGAAAGATCCAGATTAAATGAGTGATTTTTTTATTGAAGATGATTCTTTTTTAACCAAAGAAGAGCAGGATGAGTTTTTAAGAAGAATATTCTCTGATCAAAGTTTTTTGTATGGAAAAATTAATTGGATTCCTGAATATGTTCCAGAGATAATTGATTTTCAAAAAACCAAAGATAAGTCTTGGCAATGGAAAAATGCACCAACAGTATATATGCAAGATCAAAAATCTGAACCATATTTTCAAATTGTTTCTAGATTAGATTTTGATATTGTAAAAGATGTTTTTGAAAAGTTTTGCTTTAAGCACAACATAAAATATGACAAAATTATAAGAAGTAAAATTAACATAGCAACAAGATCTTATAAAGAAAAAGATTCTAGAAATTATCCCCATGTTGATTCAATAGAAGACCATATGGTTTTTCTTTATTACTTTAATGATTCGGATGGAGTAACAGAAGTATACGATAAAAAAATACTTGATGTTTTAAAAACTGCTGGCAATTTTGGTGAGTTGAAGGTTTCAAATTCAATTTCTCCAACTGCTGGCAAGGGCGTTGTTTTTGATGGAAAAAAGTTGCATACTGGGTTTTCACCAAAAGAAAATGATTTGAGAATTTTATTAAATATTTGTTTCACACTAAAGAAAAATGGAGAATAAAAATGTATGAGTACTATGTAAGAAAAGTAGAGAATGTTGTAGATGGAGATACCATTGATGTTCTTATCGATTTAGGGTTTGATATTTTATTTGCATCTCGTGTAAGATTGGCTGGCATTGATACCCCTGAATCTCGCACAAAGGATCTTGCAGAGAAGGCTCTTGGTCTTGAGGCTAAAGAGTACCTAAAGAAGCATCTTAAAGATGCAAAGTCTGTAGTTATTAAGACTGAAAAGATGGACTCATCTGAGAAGTATGGTCGCATTTTAGGCTGGGTATATGTAGATGGCAACACCATCTCCCTTAATGACATGATGATTAATGATGGTTATGCTTGGGGATATCTAGGAGACACCAAGGTCAAAGACTTTAATGCATTGGCTAAGGCTAGAAAGAAATCTGGTAAGTGATTAATCCTAAAACAGAAGCCATGGTAGAGCATTTGCTAAATCAAGGTGCCATATCAATGCATAGCATCGATGCAAATGGCGAAATGTTATACTCTGTTACGGATAAACTAAAGTTGGTAAATCCAGAACTTTATGAAGATCTAAAGGATCAATATGAGCATCACATGTTTGAACTAATTGATCTTGGTCCCAAAACAATGAAATGGAAAATAAGATAATGAAGCATATTCTTTACTTTACAGCAGATTGGTGCAATCCATGTGCAAGAACAAAGCCATTTGCAGAAGAATTAATTAAGGAAGGGTACAACATTAAGTTTGTTGATGCCGATCTTGAGGGTCAACTTGTTAAAGATTTAGAAGTTAAAAGTATTCCAACTTTTATATTATTTAAAGACAGCCAAGAAGTTTCAAGAATGAATGGTGCAAAAAACAAACAACAACTTTTAGATTTTTGGGGTTAGATTTGAGCGAAGACAGTTTTATGGAAGAACTAATCTTAAATGGAAGTCTAGAGTTTTCTGGAATAGATCAAGAATCTGGAGAAGTTCTATATAGGTTTACAGATAAACTTAAACATTTTTCTCCAGAATTACATAATGAGTCAAATCTATATTTTACTCAGGAAATGATGGAGTTATGGGAATATGGTTTTATTGAGATGGATATTACTGAAAAAAATCCAATCGTCAGTATTACAGAAAAAGCATTGAATGATGCGGAGATTCAAAACTTAAAAACAAGTAATAGGTTAACTCTTAAAGAGATTATAAAATTTTTAAAATCAAAAAAGTAGTATAATGTATTTAGGAGAAAAATGGAATACCTACTTGGATCTTTTACTACTTTTGCCTTACTAATATTTTTTAGCATGTTATTTAAAAATAGTATAAATAAAAATAACATAAATAAAAATAATGTTAAGTATAGTCAAAGCCATATTTTTATGCACATCAAACCGCTTTTGCCAGATATGTCAAATATAAAAAAAATAAAAAATACTCAATCACTTGATTATGAAAGAAAGATCAATGTTAAGATAATTATACTTGACAACTATGCTTATTGGATTAAAGAAAATCAGTTTTACAAAGCGGAAATGGTAAACAATTTAATAGATCCAGACACCACAACTACAGTTGACACAATAGGCATGGATAGTATACAATTAGATAAGATGTTGTTTATAATGGATAAACTTAGAGAAGGGTTAGACAATGATAGTGGGAGTACAAGGAACCAGTAGTTTTGAAGACTACAAGGTTTTCCTTAGAGCAATTGGTGTTGCTCTTTCAAATCTTACAGATCAAGATGAACACTTTTATATTTATTCTGCTGGGCCAGCAAACATTAACGCAATGGTAAGTGAGTTTGTAAATCTATCTGAACGAAGCATGAAATCTCGTGGTAAAAAGATTAAGATGTATAAAGTTGCACCATCTTGGATAAGTGAAAATTTTGAAGAGTTTAACTATTTTGCTTTTTTGTCAAAGCCAAATGAGCAAAAGACAAAACTAGTATATGAAGCACAAGAAAAAAATATTGAAACAGGAATATTCAACTACTAAAAGGATAAATATGAAAATTACAGAACTAGAAAAGATGGAAACCATAGTAAAGAACAACAAGTTTCTTACTTGGGATGGGTGGACAGTTGTTAGCATGCATCCTGCAGATAGTGCAAGGACTGCTAAAAATGGTAAATACTTTGATGGAAAGTGGAGCATTTCAAAAAGATTTGAACCAAACAGAGATGGCTGGGATATACCAGACAAGTTTGTTAGGTAAAAATGAATAGACATGCATGGAAAGATGATGGCTCTTGTTTTGAATATGACACAAATATATTTTTTGAAAAATATGAAGATGAAGTTGATTTAAGGTTAGCAATAGACAGGTTGTGTTCTAGTTGCCCTGTTTCAAAAACTTGCTTTGCACATGGTATTTCTGGTAAAGAGTGGGGAGTATGGGGCGGTATATATTTAGAAAACGGTATTATTTCAAAAGAGTTTAATTCTCATAAAGAAAAACAAGACTGGGCCAATACCTGGCAATATTTAACTATGGATCAATAATATGTGGTCATGGATATTAGCAATAATAGGTATTTGTGGAATTTTTTTAGTTGGCCAAAAAACAATATGGGGTTGGCTAATTCTTTGTGTTAATGAAGTATTATGGATTGCCTATGGGTTATCTACCAAACAGTATGGCTTCATCGCCATGGCTATTGCTTATGCTACAATATACATAAGATCTTACATACATTGGAGAAAAGAAGAATGATCATTCAGTTTATTGGGCTACCAGGCTCAGGCAAGACAACAATTGCAGATGCAGTTAAAGAAAGAACAAACGGCATACATGTTAATGCTGACCAGGTACGGGCTGGTTTAAATAAAGATTTGGGGTTTAGCCCAGAAGACAGAATTGAGCAAGCACGAAGAATGGGAGAACTTGCCAGACTTCTTGAAAAGATTCAAGACAAGCCAGTTATTGTTGACTTTGTTTGTCCAACAAAAGAAACTCGTGAGGCTTTTGGTGAGGCAGATGTTGTTGTGTGGATGGATACCATTCAAGAAGGTCGTTTTGAAGATACAAATAAGTTATGGGAAGATCCAGAACACTATGATCATAGAATAGTTAATACTGGTGATGATTATGAAGATGCGATTCCAACAAGAGCAATTACAGTTATTCGTAAATTTGGAATGTTTGACTGGAAAGAGAACACAGTTCTTTTGTTAGGTCGTTACCAACCATGGCATGAAGGCCACCGTGCACTATATGATGAGGCTGCAAAGCGCAATACCCAGGTTGTAATTGGTGTAAGACATACAGTTGGAATGTCAGAGAAAGATCCTTTGCACTTTGAACAAGTTCGTGATTATATCCATAAGGATATGCCTACAGCAAATGTTGTCAAGGTTCCTAACATTACTAATATCGTATATGGTCGTGATGTAGGGTATAAGATTGAACAAGTAGATTTGGGGGCGGACATTCATGCTATTTCGGCTACTGAAAAACGCAAGCAAATGGGTATTTAATTTCTTTTTAAATAATGACTTAGCAGATAAAGAAGCAAAACTCTACTTTAAGGATAAAGATGAAAGTAACTAAGCAAAGATCATTTACAAAATCTTTAAGTTATCGTGTATTTGGTACGCTGTCATCATTTGTTGTTGCGTATGCTATTACTGGTAAGGGCAGTTTGTCTGCACTTATTGCTTTTTGGGAGACAATTGTTAAGGTAGCAATTTATTACTGGCATGAAAGAATTTGGGATAAAATTTCTTGGGGTAGAAAGTAGTGTATACAGATCAAATGAAAAGAGCATTTCGCTCCATTCATGCACCTAAAAACTTTAATGTTACTTTGGTTGATAATGATAATTTTATTACTGTAAAAGCCAGTGAGCCACAGTTTATGAGGCTAACAGTTGAAGATCGTGTTGCTGCCGTAGAATATATGATTCGTGTAAAAAAAGCCTTAGAGGATAATGGTGCAATAGTACTACTTGTGAGAGAGGGAGGAAAAGAACTATGATTTTTGATTATATTGTTTTTACTGTATTTATTTCTGTTTTTATTTTTTTAATTTTTCAATTGTTTATAACAAGATTTAAATTAATAAAAACAAAAAATGAACTAACTCAATCAAATTTAGATAGAACAATAATTCTTGATAGAATGCAAATTGAAAATAGTAAATCTTTTTTAAACTTTGTTGAAGGTTCAAGACAAGATGCATTTAAATACATAGAAGAAGTTCAGAGTGGCCTAAACAAGTTTATTAATGATATTGAGCCAGAAATTAAATATTTTAAGGAATATAGCGATCTTACTGCAATGGGTCCAAACTATTACTCTATGAAAAAGATTGCTGATTCTTATGACCAGTTAAAGCAATTACTACCAAAGGAAGATTAATGAAAGACATTATTTTATCAACAATAACAGGTTTTGGGTGCGGTGCCGTGTTCGCAGCATTCAAATTGCCAGTGCCAGCACCACCAGTTTTTGCGGGACTCGCAGGAATTATTGGTATTTGGCTTGGTGCAACAATACTAACACAGATTATATCCTAGGAGGAATAAAATGAATACAGAACAAACTAAGGCCATCTTGGCATCATACGGACGATCAGTACTGGGTGCAGCACTTGCACTATACATGTCTGGCGTAACTGATCCAAAGACTCTTGCATACTCATTGGTTGCTGCAATCGCACCAGTAGCATTGAGAGCAGTTAATCCAAATGACACAGCATTTGGTCGTCTTCCAGAAGTAGCAGAAGTAGATGCTGCAGTAAAGAAGGCAACTGTTAAGAAGGCTCCAGCCCGTAAGAAAACAGCAGCAAAGAAGGCTGCACCAAAGAAGTAATATAAAAATAAAATAGGCTAGGAGAATAAAAACTCTTAGCCTATTTTTTATTTAATTTCTGAGATATACTTTAAATCTGTTTTATAAGGATTTGGAAGATCTTTAAGTCTTTCGTTTCTTTCTTTTTGTGTTATATTTGAAAGAAAAGACACGATTGTGTATCTTGGATTTCCAGCACCAATATCGGTTATCCTATGTTCGTAAATATATGAAGATGGGAATATTATAAGTTGATTTGCTTTTGGTTTAACCTTTACACCAAAATGAATGAATTCAAGTTCTCCACCTTCGTAATCATCGTTTGGATAATACACCATGGATATTGTTCTTGGAGTTCCATAAGAGTCATCAGGGTGCATTCCAAAATAATCTCCATCAGTGTACTTGCTGATTCTCCACTCTTCCCTACTTTTTGGATCTAAATCATAATGCCATAAATAAGAGTCTATAACTTCCTCAAAAGCGTTAGCAATAAGTGCAGCACCTTGAGGATCTTGATGTCTTTTTACCCATGTGCTTACTCCACGCTTCCCAACCTCTTTTGGAATCTTATTACCTTCAGAGTCAACAATATAATCCTCTCTAACAAAAGACCCCTTGTCTTCTAGTTGCTTCATGAAATCCATTCCCTGATCCCAAACATTATCATATATGTGTACTCCAGGAGCAAGCAATGTATATTTAAATTTATTAAACTTTCTGCTTTCTGTAATGCTATTTTTTTCATTTTCAAGTTTACGTGAATCCATTTGTTCTCCTCTGATAGATCAAAACTTAATTCAATTATAGCATATGATATAATATAAATACCTGCCCAAACGGGGGGTAAAAATAACTTATTCGCTTGAAAGGGGAATAACATGGTAAAAACAGCACTGGATCTTTTTAATGATCCATTTTTCAACACCTTCTCAAATCTTCAGAAGGTAACAACAACAACAAACTATCCACCTTATAACCAAATCAAACTAAATGATACAGAGTATATTCTTTCATTTGCTTTGGCTGGATTTTCTAAGGATGATGTTTCAGTATCGCTAGACAATCGCAAACTTACAATTAAGGGCGAGAAGCAGGATACTGAATTGCCAGAGGGTGCAGAGTATCTACACAAGGGCATTGCTGCTCGTAAGTTCACTGATATCTTTACCCTTCCTGAGTTTGTCGAAGTTGTTGGGGCTGAGTTTAAGGATGGTATCTTAGATATCAAACTTGAAAAGCAGATTCCAGAAGACAAACTACCAAAAACTATTGAAATTCAATAGTATAATAAAATTGTCGGGGGAGACAGCGACACTAAATAACTGGTATAGTCCTGAGCATGACTGTAAAAAACTGCTCATTTATTATGTTATAATGATAAGCATGGAAGAACTAATCAATATACTTAAGGTCCTGCTTGCAGATAATATTACCCTTAAACTGAAGGCTCATGGGTATCACTGGAATGTAGAAGGCGATGATTTTGTTCAATTCCATGAACTTTTTGAAAATATTTATACAGACTACGATGAAGCAACAGATACATATGCTGAATGGCTTCGTAAACTAGACACATATGCTCCATTTAAATTGTCAAGGTTTATTCAATTAAATGAAGTAGGAGAGCCAGATGTATCATCTGATCCAAAGATGATGTGTGCTGATCTACTTATGGCAAATGATATGGTTCTTGCCAAACTTATGGATGCAGTTGATATGGCTACAGCAGGAAGACAACATGCACTTGCAAACTTCTTTGCAGAAAGAATGGATATGCACCAAAGATGGCACTGGATGCT